GGGGTCAAATGCTTCCTACAATTACACTGATTCCTCTGACTTAGACGTGCATATCATAGCAAACTTTTCCATGCTTCCGGCCTCTCCGGAAATTGCGAAGGCAGTGTATGATAGTGCGAAGTCAGACTTCAACAAGGCATACGATGTTTCTGTGCACGGTATTCCTGTTGAACTTTATGTTGAAGACATCCGAAGTACTGTTGTGTCAAATGGCAAGTACAGTATTCTTACAAATAAATGGATTAAGAAGCCAGATGCAGAAATTGTTGAACTTCCTGATGTGGCAGAAGTTGCATCAATCTGGGAAGAGAAGGCAAAGAGAGCAATTGAATCTGACAGCCTGGATCAGGTTAAATCAGTTGTAAATAATCTGTATTTAATTCGTAAAAATTCTATTGATGTTGATGGCGAGTACGGCAAAGGAAATGCTTTGTTCAAGGCACTAAGAAGCTCTGGAACCCTGGATAGGCTGAAAGACACTGTAAAGGAATTACAGTCAAAAGAGCTGTCCTTGGAGAGTCTAAGAGAAGGTCTTCTTACAGAAGAAAGCCGTGCCCAGCTGATACAGCAATCCAAGAGCAGCAAAAAGGGCCTTCAAAGGTATAACAGAAGAACAAAGTCCAGAATAGCAACAAGTGTTCAGCAGTACAATAGCATTGACATGAATAAGCTGTTCAAGGATAACACCCTTATTGTGAACATTCAGGTGTATGGGGAAACAGATAACTATACAGTAAAGATTCGATTCGATGGATTCCTGGATACCCTGCACAGAGCAATTGATAAGCATAACGGGGAGTGCAATCTTCGTGTTATTACACTGGCACTTATTGAAGCGTTTAATAAAGAAGACGTGAAAATTCATTGTTCGTGTGATGATGCAAAATATAGATTTGATTTTTGGCAGACAAAAACAGACATAAATAGCGGGGATAAACAGGATATCCCATCAAACATTACTAATCCTGACAACACTTTAGGTTCTGCTTGTAAACACGTCCTGCTTGTACTGGCAAACAATTCCTGGCTCCTTAAAGTAGCTTCTGTAGTCAACAACTACATCAAGTACATGGAGAAAAATAAGCAGAGACTCTATGCAGATATCATATATCCCGCTATTTATGGAAAAGCCTATGAAGAGCCTGTACAGATAGACGTGTTTGCAGATGAAGAAGAGGATGAGCTTGCAGGAGAAGAAGACGCAGATACAGTGTCTAAAGCAATTGATTTTGGCAAGAAGAGAACACAGTTCCAGAAAGGCAACTTACAAGGCGTAAGGTTTGCTAAATCCTCTACTGACCCTAATCAGATAACCATTTCTGGTGAAGATTCGTAAAAACTGGTATATATATAGTATTTATATGTTTTATATTATTAGATTTATTATATTATATAATAATATATATTATATTATATTGACTTAAGTGAATGATAAAACATATAGATATAAATATATATATCCAGTTTTTGAGCAAACTAACCATTTCTGGTAAACTGCACAGGGTACTGCATAAAATAAATGTTCTGATGGGATTGACATTCCTTGCAGGAAATGATATAATACTCCTGTGCAAATAAAACACAGGGGAGGATATCACTGTTGGAAGCATATACCATTTCAGGAACGTACACACTGCCTTCTAAGGGCATTATTTACGGAGACAACGTCAAGGCAGAGTTCACAGTACGAAGCATGACAACTGATGAAGAGATGAAGAGACTTAATCCAACCGATAAGCCTTATAAGGCTATGGCTGAGATAATCGATGCTTGTATGGTAGATAAACCAGGCATATCTGCATATGATATGTGTCTTGGAGATTATCAGTTCTGTCTGCACAAATTACGAATTGTTACATATGGCAGCAAATACAAGCTGTCTACAATTTGTCCTTATTGCGGTACAGAGAACTCAGATACAGTCGATTTAAGCCAGTTAAAAGTGTTGGAGTATAGCAAAGACGTTGAGAAATACGCAGAGGTTACACTTCCTGCTACAGGAAAAAAAGTAACACTCATGATGCAGACTCCACGCACACTGGATGAGATTGCAGCACAGACCAAAGAATCTGCAAAGAAGTCCAATGGGCAGAAAGAGTCTGCATTTTTGCTTAATCTCACTTCTATGGTTGACAAGGTTGATGGGGAACGTCTTGACTTCATGCAGTTACAAGCATTCGTTCGTCATCTTCCAATGGCTGATACAAATATGCTTGCAGCATACGGAGATAAACTAAACGGAAGTATCGGGCTGGATACACGGCTTGATAACACCTGTGAGGTGTGTGGGTTAGACTACACCAGCAACTTTCGCACAACAGCAGAGTTTTTTAGACCCACAATTGACATCTGATGGGAAACCTTATGGGCCATTCAGATACAAAGAGATCGCGAGAGAACGCTACTGGATAAGCAAGTATACACATACCTCCTACACAGAGGCAGGAAAGATAACACCACTGGAGAGGGATTACCTGAAGGAATTTATAGCAGATGACATTAAGGCACAACAAGATGCCATAAAGAAGAAGGAGTAAATCCCTCAGTAAGAAGGAGGTATCCACATGGCTGGAAAGATAAACCAAGCTGCAGAAGGTTACGGTGCAGGTATTGGTCAGCAGGCCGACTCTATCACAGCAAAAGAGCTGAAGGAGATAGTGAATGGCCAGGAGCGTTCAGTAATGGACGTTGCAGACGTGTCCAAGCAATTCAAGGAGCTGATTGACGCAAAGAGTGGCATTGAAGATATGCGGAAACAGCTGCAGCTGCTGATTCATGAGTATGGCGCATACTCTAAGCAAGCTATCGAGCAGAACAACCTCATTGCCAAAACAGCAGAGGAAAACGCTAAGAAAGTCGCAAAAGCTACTATTGCAGCGAATGACAATGCCTATGCTAAGGCTTCTTTGGCGGAAAAAGCCCAGATAAAGGAGCAGACCATTAGCATAAGGGAGAAGCTGCTTGAGAAAAGCAAGATGGAGAGGGAGGCAGATGAGGCGGATGCCCGTGTCCGTATCCAGGACGCAAAAGCACTGGAAGCTGAGTTACAGAAGATTCGGAACCGATATGCGGCAGAAGACAACAGGCAGAAAGAGCTTATCCGGCAGGACACCGCAAAGAAGGAGAAGCTTGAGCAGGAGAGTCAGCTTGCTTCTGCTGACAATGTTGTAAAGCGGCTTGCGCTACGCTCCCAGATGGCCCAGAAGAAGGCCGCAGATGACCAGGAAGCCTACAGGCAGGCTGTTGCCAATAAGTCAGAGACTCTGGCAGCCATGAAGGCTTCAGGTGCTTCCGATGAGGATATTTCTAAGAGAGAGGCAGAGCTTGACGCAGACATAGCCCAGAAGAAACAAACCGCTTCTGTGTCAAACATGGCCTCCATTCGCACACAGATGATTGCGAATATCGTGAAGCAGGGTGTGCAGCAACTTGCACAGGCGATCAACAAGCTTGGGGAAACGGTTGACAATAACCTTAAGACTATTACCAGCTATCAGAGCCGTTATTTAACCCGATTGACCGGGCTGAGGGATAATGTGGCGGACTATGCTGGTCTTACCAAGCAAATTGCACTGTCGTTTGCAACCAATCCTTACATGACTCAGGAAAAATTCTATGAGAACATGATGAAGGTGGTTGATGCAGGCATTGCATACAACATTGAGCAGAGAGCCTACCTTGCAACCCTGTCTGATAAAGTTGCTGCAACTTTTGATGCACTTGACCCGACACTACAAAGACTGGTTAGATTGCAGCAGGCAGATAGCACCCTGGAAATGCTTGGTGTTGAGCGTGAGCTTACTGGTTTTCTGAACACCATGTTTAGGGATACGAGTTATCTGAGCAATATCCATGATACCGTATCTGCTGCAATTGTTGATGCCAACTCCATGCTTTCAAAGCAGGGGGCAACTGAGTTGGAGTTCACCATTCAGAAATGGCTTGGCAGCCTGTATTCGGTAGGCTTGTCCGACAGTGCGGTTTCTGCAATTGCACAGGGGCTGAATTATCTTGCAACAGGGAATGTGGAAGCATTTTCAAGCAATGAATCCCTGCAGTCTCTGTTTGCAATGTCCGCAAGCAGATCGCAGGGAAAAGACTTTGCACAGCTTCTTACCGATGGCTTGGATGCTTCTGAAACAAACCTGTTGATGAAGTCCATGGTTGAGTATCTGAGAGAAATTGCAAATAC